AAGAATATGGCTGATGTGATTAATTCATATTATCCAGATATTAGAAGAATACTTAATACTTGTCAATTACAATCTGCAAAGGGAGAATTAAAAATAGACCACAAAGTAATGGTTGAAGCAAATTTTGCAACTAAACTTATTGACCTTTTAAAATCGGATGATGATAAGAGAAATATGTTTATGAAAATTAGACAGGCAGTAGCTGATAACAAATTAAATGATTATTCCGAAATGTATACAATGTTATACGATAAAGTTGATGAGTATGCAAGTGGAAATACAGCAAACGTTATACTTACTATTGCAGAAGGATTATCCAAAGATGCATTAGTCGTTGATAAAGAAATAGTGTTTATGAGCACAATTATACAAATTTTAAATATTATAAAATAATGGAACAAATGAACCAATTACCGCCGAATTTTAATTTAAATGATGCGAGAGATATGGATTGCGAATGTGGTGGAAAGATTTTTTTACCAGGTTATAGATTCAAAAAAATTAGTAGATTATTAACAGGTGCACCAAAAGATTCAGTTATGCCGATTGAATTGTATGTATGTGCAAGTTGTGGAAAACCTTTACAAGAGTTATTACCACAGGAATTACAAGATAAAAAAATTGTAGAATAATGGCAGTTAAAAAGTTATTCGACCATCTTAATGCAATAACTTCTGAACAAGACCCAAAGTATTTTGATAAACTTTCAGAAGAAGATTTGAAATCATGGAGTAATTTTATGATTAATCGTTTTCTTTCTATGAAACCGGAATGGGTGGAGCTGATTGCAACTTTACTTCCTTTAACACAAACTCTACAACCAAAGGAAATGTATAAGTTGTATATTAGTGTTATTCCAAAAGGTAAATATTTTTTGAAATATATAAAAGGAAAATCAGAAGATAAATACGAAGAATTTTTAATTGATTTAATTAAAAAAGATTTTTTAGTTTCAGAAAATCAAGCTATCGAATATATAGAAATACTATATTCGACCAGAGAAGGTAGGGAAAACATAAAATATATTTGCGAAAAATATGGTATAGAAAAAAAGCAAATAACAAAATTAAAATTAAAGATATAATGAACAAATCATTTTGTATACTACCTTTTATACATCTTAATGGTTATATGGATGGAACCGCAAAACCATGCTGTGATTCGCAAAAACAATTTACAGATATAGATTTAAAAACTACTAATATCGATGATGCATTCAATTCCGATGAATACAAGAGATTGAGGATGGATATGATTGATGGTGTAGAAAATGATTATTGTAAAGCTTGTTATGATTTGGAAAAACAAGATATAAAATCATCTAGAAACAAATGGAATGAACATCACTCCGATAAAATAAAAAAATTAGAAAAAAAATATTTTAGTAAAAAGAAATTTAAAGGGCATATAGAACCAGATTTTATTTCCTTAGATTTAAGACCTTCAAACATATGTAATTTTAAATGTAGAACTTGTAATGATGGATTTTCTACAAAATGGCAAGAGGAGAAAGCGGATTTTTATAAAACAAATGAAAATGTTTTATATTTTGGTAAAGAAAAATTAAGTGGTGTTAATAAAGTTAATTTTAAATTAAATGAAGATTCTATAAAGAATATTGAAATTTTATATTTTGCAGGTGGAGAACCATTTGTATTAGAAGAACACTTTGAATTGCTTGAATCTATTAAAGATAAAAAGCATATATCAATTATGTATAATACAAATTTTAGTATTTTAAAATATCAAGGAAAAACTATATTTGAACATTTAAAAGATTTTAGAAATGTTCATTTTTCTATATCATTGGATGGTTTGGGTGAAGTTGGTGAATTCGTTAGAACAGGATTTGATACAAAAGTATTTAGAAAAAATTTGTTAGTATTAAAATGGGCAATGGACAAGTATAAAAATGTTTCATATGATTTTCAATATACTTGTTCAGTTTTAAATTCATTTAACTTTTTTGAATTTATGGAAGAATTAGGTGAAGAACAAGAATTAATAAATTTTCATTATGTTCAATATCCATTTTGGTATAATACAATAAATTTTGATATAGCAAAAAAGAATACAATAAAATTATTTGAAACTAACTTAAGCAAAATAACATCAGAAAAATTAAAAAATTCAATATTAAAATATTTGGAGTATTTAAAAAACTCACAAGTAACCGATTGGGATAAGTATAATTCTCAAAAATACTTAAGAGGAAATATAGCACATACATTACTATTTAATGATATTGATTTACCTGAAAAAATGAATTTTATAAACGAATTGATTACAGAAAAGCCAAAAACAAAATTAATATAATTTGGTAGATTCAAATAATTTGGTTATATTAGATTTATGGCAAGAGTATCATTTTCACAATATAGTATGTGGAGTTCATGTCCACAACAATACAAATTAGCATACATAGATGGATTATCAGAATCCACATCTAATATACATTCCGTTTTCGGAACAGCTATGCACGAAACCTTACAACATTATTTAGATAAGGTTTTAAAAATATCAAAAACACAGGCAGATAAAATGATTAATTTGAAAGAGTTTCTTAAAGAAAGAATGAGAGAAACTTATATCAAAGAATCAAATGGTGGACAAATTTCAGTATGTTCTAAAGATGAAATGGTAGAGTTTTTAGAAGATGGAAACATCTTATTAGATTGGTTTCAAAAATCAAAAAATTTTAATCGATTCTTTTCATTAAAACATGATGAGTTGGTAGCTATTGAACAACCAATCAATACTAAGATAGCAGAGAACGTAAATTTTATGGGATTTATTGATTTGGTTATAAGAGATACATTTAATGGTAGATATCGTATAATCGACTTTAAAACTTCAACAAGAGGATGGTCTAAATATCAAAAAGCAGACCCTGTAAAGAATGCACAAATCCTATTGTATAAAAAGTTTTATGCAGAATTACTTAAAATTTCTGAAGATATAATTGATGTTGAATTTATTATATTGAAAAGAAAGGTAGAGGTAAGAGAAGATATTCCAACATACAGAATGAGTAAGCATGTTCCTGCAAATGGTAAACCATCTATAAACAAAGCATGGAAAGGATTTAAAGAATTTGTAGATAGTGTATTTGATGAAGCTGGAAATTATAAAAATGTTGAATATCCTAAAAAACCATCAAAACTATGCGATTGGTGTGAATTTTTAGGTAAACATTGTGACGGTAAAAAATAAAAACAAAAATATATATTTTAAACAAAGTTATGGCTAAAAAGAAAATTCTGTTACTTTCCGATGACCTTCGTATGACGAGTGGTATCGCAAACGTTTCAAAGCAATTAGTATTAGGTACAGTCGATAAATACGATTGGGTTCAATTAGGAGCAGCAATTAAACATCCCGACCAAGGTAAAGTATTTGACCTTAGTGAGAGCGTTCAAAATGAAACCGGTGTAAAGGATGCATATGTTAAATTGTATCCTTCGGATGGATATGGCAACGCCGATGTAATTAGACAATTATTAATGGTTGAAAAACCTGATGCTATCTTACATTTTACTGACCCGAGATATTGGATTTGGTTATATGAGATTGAGCATGAGATTAGACAAACTTGTCCATTATTCTTTTATCATATTTGGGATGATTTGCCAGACCCAAAATACAATAGAAATTATTACGAAAGTTGTGATTGGTTAGGATGCATTTCTAAACAAACATATGGTATCGTAAAAAGGGTTGGTACATGGGATAAAGAAAAACATTGGAATAAATTGGAAGATTGGCAAGTAAGTTATGTACCACATGGTATTAATTCGGAATTGTATAAACCCGTAGATGTTCCTGAAGATTTTAAGAAAAGAATCTTTGGTGATAAAGAATATGATTTTGTTCTTTATTGGAATAACAGAAATATTCGTAGAAAACAACCTATGGATGCGATGTTAGCATTTGATGAATTTAGACAAACACTAAGACCAGAACAACAAGATAAAGTTTGTATGGTAATGCATACGGAACCTGTACAAGAACATGGAACCGATTTACCGACATTCGTAGAACATTGTATGCCGGATTCTAAAGTAATTTTTGTTCCTGATAAATTTAGTGAAGCAGAATTAAACTATCTTTACAACTTAGCAGATGTAACAATCAATTTGGCATCAAATGAAGGGTTTGGATTGGCAACCGCAGAATCGGCAATGGCTGGAACTCCTATCATTGTAAACGTAACGGGTGGTATGCAAGACCAATGTGGATTTAGAGAAAAAGGAAGTGGTAAATTATTGATGGAAGAAGATTATGTAGAGATTGGTTCTTTACACGACAGATATAAAAAGAACACTCACGTT